TTAAAACCATCTGTTGATCTTGCCACAGAAATTTGTCCACGACTTATGGTTCGCGTATTATTTACAACTTGTGTATTGTTATTGATAATAGGTAATATAACTGGTTCTTGTTCAGCTGCTGTTTGTTTATTTTCAGCAGTTCTTGAGTTTTCATTAAATTGTCTTCCTTGCAATGGTTTCTGCGGAACAGGTGTCATCGTAGGAGGAGCCATAGGAGGAACAAAATCTAATGGATTAGGAGAAGGTGTTTGTGGTGCAGCTGCTGTTCTAGTGTTATCATTTTGAGCAGGAGGTGGTGATACAACACAAGGACATCCTTGAGTAGGTTGTTGCTGAGGTGTTTGTAACATAGGAGGAATAGCGAATGCAGCTTGTAGGATGTTATTTAATATTGCTGTCATAGGATTCTGTTGTTGGCCGCCAGTAGCTATAGCGGCAACCGACATAGCAGGAGCCGCAATAGGGGCTTGAGCAGTGGATGCAGAAGGTGTTATTGATAAATTTGCATTAGCTTGAGTTGGTGCTGGAGCTGTCGCAGGAGCGCCAGGAGTAGACGCAGCAACCTGAGCATCTGCTGTAGGTGCAGCACCGCCAGCTGGAACTTCTATGTGCATATGATTATAATGTCCAGCTGAACGCCATATAACAGTATATCCAGCAGCTTTAGCTTTCGCAGCAATATCGTCGAATCGTGGTCCCCATACAGGATCGCTTGCTTCTTCTATGCCATATCCAGCGTTCACGTCTATTGCTCGACCTTCGTAGTGACCACGTCCTCTATGGACTGGATTAACTCCACCGAATGACGGATTTTCAGATACTCTTATTCCTTGACCCTGTAACCACTTACCTGCTCCTACAATATCTCCAGTAGGTATAGTTCCTCCTCCGCCTCCTGGCGTTTCACCTGGACCAGGAAGACCTGGAACATTACCTGCTCCTGGACTAACAGAAGCATTCTGAGTGGGAACAGGAGTACCTGAAACTGCTGGAGCAGTACCAGGCTCAGCAGGTGCTGCTTGTTCTGGTGAACCTTGTGCTGTTGCGGTGTCAGGTGCCGCAATTCCAGCTTTATCGGAAGCAAATTCACCGCTCTGTAAAAATTGATTATATGCAGCAATTTTTTTAGCTTCTGTTGACGCAACTGGATTTCCCACACCTCGCGCAATACTCGTATATGTGTCGCCACCTTTTCTAGTTGTCATCATATACTTAACAGCAATTTCTGCTGCTATCGCAGGATCATTAACTAATTCAGGATTGCCTACTAAATCAAATCCTGTTGCTGCAGCATACTTTTGATAGTTACCTTTGAACGTAAGCTGGATAAATCCGCGACCACGATACTTATATCCTTCGTCCGGACCATTACCATATTTTCCACCATACACAGCATTAAAGAATAATACAGGATCAGCTTTTATCCGATTGAGTTCAGCATCACTCATTCCACCGAGTTTAGATTTGAATATTCCGCGAATTCTTTCGTTGCTCGTTCCAGAATAAGAAATTTCAGATTGTAGTTTGAATCCTGATTCACCTTGAATAACAGCAGCCATGGCTGCACGTTCTTCAGGGTTTGTGACACCATACTTATTCATTGCTGCAATAAGATATTGTCTGTTTTGACCAGGACTAGAATTAGGTGCTGGTGCGTCTATCCTTTGTGAACTACTAGGAGCAACAGTTGAAGATGATCCATTAGGCGCAGGACTACCAGACGCAGGTGCTATAGAACCTGTTCCTATTGATTCTGGAGCTCCTGGACTAGCAGAAGCTGTTTGTGGTGCTGCTGGTGTGGGAGCACCAACTCCTGTACCACCTTCGTTAGGTCCAGCAGAAAAGTGCATTGTGTCTGATGAACTTTTCCAGTTACCACCCCAACCAAGACCGTGTTTTTTAGCCATAGCACTAACGTCTAGTGCACCGAAATTATCTGTACCGTAACCAAATGGATATTTGTTGTTTTTTAAATTACTAGATTCTTGTCCTGTGATTTTATTAACAATTCTACCATCAGCCGTACGAATGAGCATAGGATTTTGATCGGGATTGATGTCAATCGCCATACCTTTTCCGTGCCATCCTGGGCGATTACTATATCCCCCGATTCCACCTCTTTTGATTTTATATCCAGAAGATTCTAGCTCATCAACAAACCCTTTGAAATTCTGAGCATATGGAGCAGCAACTTCATATGGTGTTCCACTAGGTGTTTTTAGCTTCACCATTCCAGCTGTACTAGATGGTGTGCCTGGAGGAGACGTACTGCCTCCTGGAGCGCTGCCAGGAGTTTGTCCCTGATCTTGTGGAGTTGTTGTAGAAGGCGGAGTTGTTGTAGAAGGTCCAGGAGTTGTCGTAGAAGGTGTTGTAGGCGAAGTTGGAGTTGCTGGTGAAGCTCCACCGCTAGGAGTAGAACCACTAGTAGGAGCGCTAGTAGGAGCTGAAGGATCTGTTCCCGTATTTCTGGTGACCATCTGCTTCACTATACTCGTAGCTAATCCTATTCCGCCTCCGATAATAGACGCTGCCATATTTTGGCGCTTTTCTTTTTTCTCACGAGCAGATTTCATACGTTCTTGACGAGCTTTCACATCAGCTGGTCTTGAGAATCGCGCTTTTCTGTAAGGAGTTTTAAGATTATCTAACTTGGATAATTTAGAAGCTCCAACAGACTTAGATAAAGTTTTTGCTGTTTTAGTAGGTCCTACTGCTCCTGCTGATCTGGTAGCAGATTTTTTTCCTGTAAGGACTTCTATAACTTTTTCTTGCATTTCATCATTTTGAGATGTGAAATTGCGAACAATCTTGTCGTGTTCGTTTGTTAAATTTTGAATCGTGTTATGAAATGCTGAGAAAACTACAGGAGACTTTATATAAACCATATTATCGACCACTATCAAACGATTAGTTCTGGTCATAGTTTTATTGATTTGGCCTTCTATCTCACGAAATGATTTTGGTACAATAGCCTTATTAACCTTTTGCACCATCGCTTTTCTTTCGCCAAATAGTTTAGCGAAAGTTTCTGGCGCAGGAGCTCCTTCGCTATCAACAACAGTTCCGTCTGGAGCATAATAGTATTTCGTTTTGCCAAAAGAACCAGCTACGTCTTTAAGTGATTTCTTACGAGTCTTAGCAGGCTCAACGGGAGTAGGTTTTTCAACAGGAGCAGTTTCTTGTCTAGCAAGTTCTTGAGCGACCTGCTCTTTGAATCTAGCGCCTCCCTTTTCTAAGATAGCGCGAAGGATATCTTCATTCGATTCCTTTTTTTCTGCCATTTACTACCTTCGTTCTTGTTCTTTTTTAAGTTCTTCTAGATATTCAACAAGCATCTTAACGTAAATATCCCTCTCCCAAGGCATCATTCCTTCAATGTCACTCAGTGAGTATTTGTGATACTGCATCATAGCAAAATTAGTTTGATAGTAATTTGCCAACGTATTATGAGAGAGGACTATTAAAAAAAATCAGACAGGCCTTCCAACGTAACAGTGTCTTCCTGACCACACCCCTTACAATTATATTTAAATGTATGTTTTAGCTTAGGCATAGTCTCAATGAATTCCATGATTTTGGCAAACTGTGTATTATTCAGAGACTCGATGAAATCAATAGAATCTTTTAGATTATCCGGATCATATACATTTTCATTATCGTAAACAGAAACTACACACTTAGCAAGCATTTCCATTTCATCAGAACCAGCTGAAACCAGTTTTACGTCATTGAATGTAGGATAACGCATAACAATACCCATAATATCATCTATCTTAATTTTATTAGTATGTTTTTCTGTTTTCTCTACTTTCACCTGCTCTAGATTAATTTCTATTGGAGTAACAGCTTCACAAACCATTCCTTGATAATTTTTACCTCCTGTATGACGATATTCTAGCTTGACAATTTCACCAATTGATTTGGCGCGAATATTTAAGAAGATATATTCTAGGTCAAAATACGGTAGCTTATCAACATCAATTTCAGTATCGGTAACACATGAAGAAATAACATCCTTAACTGCATCAATCATGTCGTTAGGATCATCAGACTGCGCTGCCATTAACAACGCCTTTTCTTCTTTTACTACAAATGGTCTAAAACGTACTCGTTTTCCGTTAGATGGTATTTCTAATGCAAATGTAGGAGTAGTCAGTTTAGGTAATGCCATAATTTCACCTCAATGTTAAAATGGAGTATCTTTCATATAATTCGCAACATCTCTTGCTGCTTTTTCTTGTGTACTAGCGGCAGATGAATTCCATTTTTTGTTTTCTTCTATAGAATATCTGTATTTAATTTCCACTTGTAATTTGGCATATCCTTCATCGCCCCACGACATAGCAATATCATGAACAGAAATAGGATAAGCTTCATTCAATAAAATTTTTGTCTGTAATTCAAATTGGTTAGAACTATCAGGGCCATTTGAATAAGAATATTGATTGATCTGTATGGTTCCAATCCCGTCCTGATAATATCGAGTATCAAAAGGAGCAAACACGGATTGCTGACTTATATTATTACGGGAGTTTCCTACAAAAAAATCTTGCCAACGCATAAACACTTCGCGCTCGCGCATGTCTTTGGATAAAATAATACTAAGAGTCACTGGTTGTTGTGTGAAACGATAAGGGATAGCGCGAGTAGGTCCATGATAGTTCTGGTCTAGAGCAGTTAATGTTCTTCCTGGCATATTCAACGACTCTATACGAAAACGCATACCATCAGTAAGACCAGAGTTTTTAAGAGAGTCCCCTGGAACACCAGAAGCACCTGGATATGATCCAGGCCCACCAAGAATCCATCCTTCAAAATGCGAAGTATGTGCGATACTACTCTTAGCAATATCAGAGTTAAATTCAGAAATGTTGAATGCCATTATTAGATCCTGTCGCGGCTGTCGCGATATACGCGAGTTTTATTAGCGCCTACAAATCTATCAATCGGTAAGAATAAAGCCATTTCCCATTCAGTAGGCTCGATGTAGAAGAAACGTGACTTGACATGCGAAATGAGATATCGCTTGATGCAAGGTTTAAAGAAACGATACTTACTCGCTTGCTGAAGTATGTTGTACGATATCTTCAAGCGAGTTGTTTCGTCAAGTTGTTTGGTTGATGCAGCAGCGTACAGCGCATCCATAAGTCGTGCTCGTAGCGGCAACGGCAGATAGTGTAGATTGATGCCTAGGAACGACCCACCACTAGCTGCAAATCCACTAGTTCTAGCAGACGCGATAGGAAATATCAGTGGGAATCTGTCGTAGTACGGAAGCGTCTTTTTCCCTTTTGGATCGTATTGAAACAGATACATACGACCAAGCAACGGCTTATCTGTCAGACGCTGAGCATTACTACGAATCATACGAGTTGGGTTAGCTGTATTGAGCGTCTTAGCTTGATTACGAAACCAAGCACGAGCATCACGTTTCGTTGATGGTGTGATACCTTGCGAGGCAGCTTTAGTTAGCATTCTATCGAAAATGTATGCGACCATTAGATACCGAGTTCCTTTTCCGTCAGCACGACGAATTCCCATTTACGGTCTTCGCAGTAATCTTTAGCAGCGTGCCACTTTGACATATTTATTCCATATGTTGCCACTTCTTGCAAATATCTCTTCGTTGGTTTAGAACCTTTGTTCCTAGGAGTAGGCGGAACAGCCTGTGAGCGCGGCTTAATCTCAATCATCTTAACGACCACGTTCCCATCTTTGTCGCGCATGCGTATGAGGAAGTCAGGAAAATAGCGATGCCATTTGCCATCAAGTGGCGACTTATATGGGATAGCGAGTTCTTCCGATGCCCACTGGATAATGTTAGAGTTCTCGTCAAGATACTTCATAAAGCGAAGCTCCCACGATGAACGATAAACGATTTTCGTGGGATCACCTTTATATTTCTGGGGATGTTTGGGCTGAAAGCGCCCTTTGTAAGTAGCCATAACTCTATATATTTGATATAAATAGATAACTATAAAGGAGAATCATTTTGAGCGTACTATCAATATTAAGAAACGCTAGAATAGGCGCTGGTGTTGTCGCAGGAGCGGCAGCTGGATTTGCTACCGGTGAATTCATCGGAGGATTGAGCTCTGGACTAATAGGTGGTATTGCTGGAGCAGATATGAATGCCGGTAAGTCTATATGGTTTCCTCAGGAACTTTTAGAAAATGATCACTATATAGAATTTGTTGCTAAGCAAACAAAAGGAGCAGGTAGTTCATTTTTAGATGCTGCTAACTTAGGCGGATTTAGTTTAGGTGGTTCAACCACTTTAGGGGGAACGATACGTCTTCCTATGCCTTCTCAATTATCGACAGATTATAATCCAGAATATTCTGATCCAGCTTTAGGTGCTGCTGCAGGAATGGCACTTAAACCATCCGATCAAGCTATCTATGGTAATCCTACTATGGGTAATCAAGCTATGGTCGGTAACAGCCTACAAGGTGTAGGTTTATCTTTAGTTGGAGGAGCCCTCGGAGCAGGATTAGACAAAGCGATAGGACTTATTCCTAAAGAACTTGGTGGAGCAAATGCAGCAGGAGCTCTGCTCAAAGTCGGTGGAGGCGTTGCAGTTAACCCTCATAAGATTGTATTATTCACTGGAGTAAATTTTCGTACACATAACTTTTCCTGGAAAATGTCACCTAAAAATCGTCGCGAATCTGATGCGATTCGTCAGATAATCGAAATGTTCACTTATTACTCTCATCCTGAATATGTAACCGGTGGATTATTTTTCAAGTATCCAGAATTCTTTGAGATCAAGTTTAGACATCCAGAATATCTATTCAAACTACAACCTTCTGTGTGCAAAGATATTAAGGTAAATTATCATGGTCAAGGATATCCTGCATATATTCGTGATGCTAACGGAGGCGGTGTTCCTGCGCCGGCAGAAGTAGAATTGCAATTGTCGTTTATGGAAACCGAAATCGTCACAAAACAATCACTCAATGGTGTGCTTAAAACGCCACCACCGCAACCATCACCGGCGTCACCACCGAAACCAATGCCGCAAGTCGACCCAATGGGTAGTGTCACTGGTTTTTAGTGATAAGGAATATAAATGGCTTTTTTATTCAGACCATATCCTACGATTTCATATAGAGTACCTGGGACCAAGAAAAATATTCTTGCGACGGATATCACTCGCAGATTTTCTGTAGCGAATTTTATACGAAACGCTAAGGTAACGTTCGACGAATATACTGTCCAAGAGGGTGAGCGTCCAGACATGATCGCGCATGGATATTATGATGACAGCACATTAGATTGGCTTGTGTTACTAACAAACGAAATCCAAGACCCATATTACGAATGGCCTTTATCATACGAACAACTACAGACTATGGTTTTGCAAAAATATAGAGGTAGAGGAACTAACGGCAGCGATACTGCTACTCTTTCGTATGTGTATCAAACAGTTCATCATTATGAATGGATCGTACAAAAAGCCTCTGTTATTTCTGATTATGGTAATCGTAGAATACTAAACGAAAAAACTCTTACAGTCGACTATACGACTTATCTAACTCTAACAGATACTGATCGTAGATCGGTGAGCATATTTCAATATGAGCAAAACTTAAATGAACAACGTCGTCATATCTATCTATTAGACCTACACTATACGCAGCTGATCAAGGAACAGCATCCATATGTCTTTGAAGAAGGTGTGTATGTACGATGAGTGATGTAGGCGGTGGCGTACTTAATGGTTGTTCTATTGCTGGCACAGATGTTCGCAATCTGGTGTTCACCTTAGAGTACTACGAAAGCATTTATTCATCAACGGCATCAGCTAATATAACGCTGAACGATGCGGCGGGTTTTTATCAGAACGCTAATCTTAAAGGCGGAGAAGACGTTTCGTTTTCATTTGGCGCAAGAAGTGGTGATAGCATAAAGATGAATTTTAAAGTAGGAAAGCTCGGCGATCGTACTCGCGCGAAAGACAACCAAGATATGTACATGATAACTTGTGTTCCGCAAGAGTTCCTAGAACAAAATCGAAAAGAAATCGTTAAGGCATATAAAGAAAAAAAAGTGTCGGAAATGACTAAAGATTTCCACGAAGAATACGTGAAAGAATCTAATACTCTAAAGAAAGACTTAGTCACAAACGAAGAAACCGAAGGCAAACAAAACTATTTTGGAACTGGTCGTTCACCTGTTACAGCTATTCGTTGGGCAGGCAAAGAAGGTAAATCATCCGAAGGAAAAGCATCGAACTATGTGTACTATCAGGATCGCGATGGATATCATTTCCGTACGATTGATAAGATGCTCCAGGGTTCTGTCGTAGAAACATTAGCATATTCTGCGCAAAATATCGGCGCTGCTGGTGGCGACCCATCAAAAAAAATCATAGCCTTTGACCAGAAAAACGACTTAGATCAAATGGATTCTAGTTTCAATGGAGCAGATTCAGACCATTGGTATTATTATGATCCTACTACAGGTAAAATTGGAGGTGGATATAAACGCAAAGGTGCTGGTGATACTACACACCTCGGAAAAGATACTATCACAGACTCTGAATCAAAAGCTAAAGATACTGCTCGCGGCGAAGGATTCAGTTTAATCGTAGTACCTGGCGCATCTAAAAGTAAAACTCGTGATGCGCGCGATCCTAAGATAGCAGAAACAAAAAGAACACTACATGAACACGGAGCAAAATCATCTGCTGCTCTGCAGTTAGATAATCTTGTAATGAATCTTCGTGTTCCTGGTGATATCAAGTATAAACCAGGCATTAAATTAAAGCTAAGTATTCCTGCTAACCAAGAAGAAGGATCACTAGATAAGCGCTCCGGTGATTATCTATTGACTTCAGTTAGACATGTTCTTTATCGCGATGATAAAGATTTCAAGTACGAATGTGTTTTAGAATGCAAGAGCGATTCGCACAGCAAATCTGCTCCTAGTGGCACCGGAGGAATATCATAATGGCTGAATTTAAATCAGTAATGGGTCAAGATGGACTCAAGTGGTGGGTTGGTACAGTTGAAGATCGTGGATCTGGTCAGTTCTCTGGTCAAAAGGACGAATTGAAACTAGGTCGTATCAAGGTAAGAATCAAAGGTCATCACACCGAAGATAAAGGTAAGTTGCCTACGAAAGATTTACCTTGGTGTTATGTCATGACTCCAACAACTTCTGCTTCTATCAGCGGCGTAGGTAGTTCTCCTACTGGCATCGTAGAAAATTCTAAGGTCATAGGATTTTTCATGGACGGAGATGGTGGTCAGGTTCCTTGCGTGTTCGGTACGTTACCGCATATCCAACAAAAGAAAGACGCTGAGCCAAATGCTCCAGGATCTGGAGAAACGAAATAATGGCTAAGATTACTGTTAAGAGATTAGCAACTTCTAACAATATGCCAACGATAACTGGCACAGTAGAATACGAACGATTTGATTCTTTAGGGAAACCGAAACATACTATTCAGGTGTATGTCAACTACAATAAGTATAAGCTGTTCGACGGAAATTTAGGAATAGACGAAAAAGCTAGTCCTAATATATGGAAACTGCATTTCAGTTCACCGCTGTATCCTGGAACGTATGATATTCAGGCGCAAATCGTTGATGTCAATACAAATACAGTTGTAGCATCAGATGATACGTTAGACGAGCTCACTATCACTAATCCACCTGTAGTTACATATGCGTCACCTAAATCTAATCCTCTAACGATTCTTGGTAAAGTAGCTCTTGTTGTTGGTCTAATGAATGGTCTACAGAAAGCTTTCGGTGGACAAAATGGTATCGGTGATAATCCTTCGGTTCATCCAGCTCAAGACGACCAGATATCAACAACTTTGTTAGGACGTGGAGCACAAGAAGGTGATACCGATCCTAGAAGAAAAGATAAAATCAAACGTCAAAAGAAAATGGTTGTGCCGTATCCTGTTCCACGACCTGCAGAATTTAAGAGTACTAAACCAGCAGGAGCAGACGCTGCGCTCGCGAAAGCTAAAGAGGCACTCGGCGATAGTAGCGGATTAGACGCAACAGTAGATCCAGGTGATGCATCGTGGAATGATAAGATAGACGAAACAGAAAAAGTTCTAGCAGAAGCTCAGGGTAAAACTGATGCTATGAATGAAACATATGATGCTGCTGTACAATCTGCTGGAGGCGATGAAACTAAGGCTATGTTAGCACTAGAACCAGATTCACAAGCAGGCATAGATACATGGGTTCCTAATCTAAGTTCTGTTAAAGCAGCCGTAGAAAATACTAATGGATAAGGATAGTTAATGCCTGATTATAAAGAAGAAGTACCTGGTGGTAAGAAATCTGAATATCTCGGTAATCACACATTCACAACCGAAGCTGGTCATATCGTAGAGTTCGATAATACGCCAGGCGATACTCGTATTCACATTTATCATTGCTCTGGTACGTTTATCGAAATCAAAGACGATGGCGCTTACATATCAAAGGTTGAAGGTAAAACACAAGAATTCAATAACAACGGACGTGACCAGAATATCAACGGTGATTTCAATATCACTGTCAAGGGTAATGTTAATATGCACGTCACGGGAAATTTCAAGCAAGAAGTGCGCGGTGACTATGAATTAATCACACATGGTGATTATCGTGTTAAATCTAAAGCAGGACATTTCCATGAAGTCGGTGGAGATCAGCGTGTCCAAGTAAACGGCGTCACTTCTCATAGAACTTCTAAAGATCGTGATGAAACAACAGGAGGCGTTAAGGTTCAATCTGTTCTATCAGATTATTTCTCATCTGTTGGTGGGGAATATCAACAAAATGTTTCGTCTGATGTTTCTATTGGTGCTGGTGGACAAATAGGAATCACTGCTACAGGTCAAATGGGATTAGGAGCGGGAGACACTATTGGTATTGCTTCTGCTGCTCAAGTGCAAATGAAAGCTGCTACAGGAACATTTATCACTGACGACTACGCGATTAATATAATCAGTAACGGAAGTGCTGGTGCTTTGATGTGGGGTAAGGGTTATAAAGCAGGTATATTTTCATCAGGTCACGATGTTCGCGTTGGAGCTGGTGGTAAATTCTTAACACAAACTGATGGTGGTTCAAAACTTGATTCAGCCGGACTTATCCCACCCGCTGGCAAATCTCTTCCGACCTAAAGGTATCATATGGCAGACGAAATATCAACAGCAGAACAATTAAAATTATGCAGTAAAGTTTCTGCTGCGTTCCCTGACGCGATTCCTGGACAGATATACACTATCAACGGTTTTCCTGTTATGTATAAGGGTGTTGATAGAATCGTTGACCAGATCGACGAAATGAATAGCAAATTCCCTGGAATGCTTAATGTAGAACATGCGGCGGCGATGTTAAGGGATCCATTAGGATTTAGGCCTCCGCCATTTCAAATGCACCCAAGTATCGGATACGCGCTCACGGGAAATATTGCTGGTGCATTAAATGGTCCTGTAGGTGCAGCATTGAATGGTGTATTAGCAGGAGCTGGTATCGCTGGAGGTGTCGCAGGATTAGCTGCTGGACCCATAGGGGCAATTGCTGGTGGGTTAACTGGAGGACTTGCTGGAGCTATAGGTGGAGCATTAGGTGGCGGTTTGTCTTCGGCTCTTGGTGGATTATCTGCTAATTTCCTACCCCCAGGCGTAAGCGCCGCTATGAATGAATTCAAAGGTGCTATTAATGGGGTTATGAAACAACTTCCTATCAAAGGTTCTGGTGCAGCTGACATCGTTAATAAAATAGCAGAAGTTAAAGTTCTGATGAACTTAGGACTAAAAGGTCCCACAGCAATTATATTTGCTGCTATGAAAGGTAACCTCTTATCAGATATTCCTGGATTAGACGCCCTTAAAGATGTGGTGAATCTCCAGAGTCAAGTTTCCGGTATGATGAAAGCTGTTTCCGGTGGTCCTGTTGCGTTTGCAGCTCAAGCAGCAGCTATACATAGTCAGTTCCCTATGATAAATGTTAATGCGCTTGCGTCAAAAATGATAGCAGGAACTGTAGCAAGTTCATTAGGTTCTGCCATGAACCAAGCTATCGGTGGAGCTGCAGGAAATATCGCAGGAGGAATAACTGGGGCTGTTGCTGCAAAAGCACTAGGTGCAGGTGGTGTTGGCGCTATAGCTGCCGGATTAGCGGGCGCAGGATTTGACATTAATTCTATGGTCCCTAACATGAATCTCATGCCTGGAGGTATCATGAAGATGCTTCCTATCCCAGGAAAAATGCCTACAACAGACGCAAAAGACCCACAGAAAACTAATAAACCACCCGAACCAGTTAAACCTATTCGCCCCAAGAACCTTTTCGCAGAATCTGCTGCAGGATCTACTCTGTCTGATTTAACTAAACCTATTTCACAGTTCATGGGTATCGCTGCCACAATTGCACCTATGATGAATATGGTTACAGATAGCGCAGCAAAAACTTCGAGTGGCGTTCAAAAACTAGGACCTAATGCTAATACAGCTAACTGGGGCTCTGGTGGTTATGGATACGATAAGACATTAGCTGCTCAGGAAAAGAAAAGGCTTGAGATATCAGCTAAGATCGAAAAGCATACTCAAGAACTTAAAGAAATGGTCGACTATAGCAAACTCACAAAATATAACTACACAGACCTTATCAAGAAATATCCTGAGATAAAGCCTAATACGACTGTGGCTGAAGCGTTGCATATCATAGATCTAGCAGATAAAGCCGCTGGTACTATGACGGCTTGATACAAATCATATTATAATGGTCGCGTTGACATTCGTCAAGACTTTTTTGTGAATAAATAAAGAAAAAGGATACGTATGATAAAGAGACCATTACCAACTTCGCTTAAGAAAGTCGTCAATAGGGACTTCGATTTGCAGTTTCGTGCTCATCCGTCAACTGGTAAATTGTTGATGAAAAAGGACGACGACACAGTAAAGCAAGCTCTTAAGAATCTAGTGTTGACAAATCAATACGAGCGCCCGTTTCGCCCAAACTACGGCGGCAACGTTCGCAAGAGACTATTCGACCTGCATACTTCTTTCACCAAATCTGATTATGAAAACCTAATCGAAACTGCGGTAAAGAACTATGAACCACGAGCATTGTTGGATAGCAATTCGATAAACATCATAGAGCATCCTGACGAAAATCGTATGGTGATAAACATACGATTCAAAAATCAAACGACTCTAAACGATTTACAGTTAGACGTCAACTTAAATAGGGTTCGCTAATGGCTTCCAGCACAGATCTTATTGTAGCAGGACTAGATTTCGACACCGTTCGTGCGAATCTTCGTAACTACATCTCATCGAAACCAGAGTTCACCGATTACGACTTTACAGATTCTGCTCTCGGTACGTTGCTGGATTTGTTGGCATATAACACTTACTATAATTCGTTCTATGTTAATATGGCCCTCAATGAGTCGTTCTTGGATACTGCTCAGACCTACGACAGCGTGGTTTCACATGCTAAAACATTAGGCTATATGCCTACTTCTGCTCGTAGCGCAAAAGCCAACGTACATCTTATTTTCACCAACTCTTTCGCGAATACAACATTTCGTTCTATAGTAGTTCCTAAGGATACGAAATTTACGACCGTTGTTAATGGTTCGTCATATGTTTATGTAACTCCTCAGACATATACGATCA